TTATGAAGCTTTATTCCCTTTGCCAGAAGGGTCTGCCGGCTTTTTCTTTTCTCCGCTCGACTTGGATTCAAAAATGGCTACCGCATTCCGCAAAATATCCGGCATCGGCACCCCCATTCTGCCTACATTTTCAATAATGGACAGCAGTTCGTTCGCCAAATAAAAGAAAACAACGGCATCCCGGAAATAATGTGCATCCCCCAGAATACCGTCGATCAGATGAGCCACCGTAATCATCAAAAACACCGTAACCTTGCGAAAAACACCATAATAGCCCTGGCGGCTTTTCAATTGCCCATTAATCCAGGCCGCCGCCCAGCCTGTAAAAAAGTCGATAATGACCATCCATAACAACAACGTCAGCATCGTCGTCCACCCTCCGAAAAAATAACCGATCAGGGTCCCCGTGGAAAACCCCAGCCAAATCTGATCGATTTTTTCATGCATATTTGTTCCCCCTTTTGAATCAAGGTGTAAAATGAATGCCCTTGGGTCGTCCAAAGGCATAAAGCACATAAATCAAAAATTTGTATGAGTTTTCCTAATTTATTCGAAAGCATACCATTGATAAGCTTGTATTTTAACATTATTGGACATATAAACGGTTGCACTAATATTTAAATTAAACCCACCTGCTATACCTGAATAAGAAACAGAAGCATCTGCACCTCTATAAGTACGAATACCTGCGAGATTGCTAATATAGCCATTATAATCACTAGTACTACTGGAAATTGCTATATTAACCAATACGATACTTGGCGTAAAAGACAATCCTGAGATTGCTAACGATATTGTAGGATTAGTAGAAGTAACAGATACCTGACCATTAAAATTTCCACTTGCGGATTTTTTAGAAGATAATCCACTTATTGCTGCCGCTAACTGATCTCCTGTCATCCCAGAGTTGGCGTTGCCGCCCTTGCCAGTGATAGCGTTAGCGACCTTTAATTTAAGATCACTGGCTTGTGTAAAAGCCTGGTCGGCCCGGCTGTAAGCCTCATTTGCTCGATCATTAGCCGCCTTTACCGCACTGGGCGTGGCTGCCTGATCTGTAGCTGTGCTCCCTGTAGAAGTATTAAGCTGCACAATCCCTCTTGCCTGTGTTGACGCAGAAGGCAAATCCGATGCCGGGTGACTATGCTGCTTTGGTGCTGCATATTGCTCTGTATACTTCTTGGCGTTAGCTTCTGCTGCACTCCATGCCGCTTGCTTGGCTGCTGTAACGTGGAGATCTGTACTGCTGGCGTGACTTTCCAATGCTTCCTTGGAAGCAACACCGTTTGCAGCCGGATCCTTTTTAATGCTTTCAATCTGCGCGGCCAGTCCCTGGTCATTCGTGTACAGAGTATCAATTGGTACATTTAGAACGTCCGCATGTCCCTGATCAGTAGTAACAAATCTGCGTGGCTGTTGTATACTCATACTTTTCATCCTCCTTAATAAATGTCATCAATCTCGAAAACAAACTCCATATCACTGTCCTTGACCTTGTTGCTCATTGTCCGAACGGCAGTCAGCTTACCCGCTGTATCTACTAAAGCAAGCTCATTAATGGTCTCACCCGCTAATTCGGTTTCCGCAAGTGAACAGGTATAGCGGATTGTCGCAGGGGCAATGAATTCATAGCTGGTAATATCCTTCTGGACGAGCTCCTTTTTCAACGTCTGTTCTGTTCCGTCCAAAGGCAGTGGCTCCCCCGCTTGATCTACACCTCCGCTGCCAAAAGCCATTTTTATCACTTTTGTCAGCGTTCCTCCCTCAGCTCGGGCACGCGCAATTTGTTCTCTTGCGTAAGCAGTCGTAATTGTCAGAACTTGTTTTGCCATGCTTACCATCCTTTCTATTTTCAAATAAAATTTATTCTTGAATTAGCTCGCAGGGCAGCCATGCCCGTTTTCAAGTTATTTCCAGTGTTGAATGAGCTGCATGAGCTTTTTAAATGGAAACAATTGTCTCACTTGAGCTTAGCATCTGGCTTCCATCCAGCTTCATACTCCCATCCAACTTCCAATAATGGTCTCGAATCTTCATACTGCCTTCCTGATAATTATTCACATGATGCATGACGACAAGCTTCATAAGGTTCGAATTCCGTAAGCGTTCCCCAGTCCACCCGGACAATGAAGCAACTCCATTCAGTAGCTCAATGCCATCAAAATACCACGGCCTCCCGCCAAAAAAACGAACTCTCGAACGTAATCGAATACGAGGAACTATTTCATTCTTATGAAGAAATGCAAGCCTAGTCTTGTTATTCATATAAAAAGCAAGGTGAGCAGGCTTAATATCCTCTATGATCTTTTTAAAATCAACCATATTTTCAGGGATACGGTTTTCAAAGCTTATACCGAACTTGTACTCGGTCGGTTCAAAATCTACTTGTCCATCGACACCAAATGAGTTCATGATTTTCCGTATTAAATCCCCTGAAAATTTGCCGCTCCCACGGAGTTTAGATTCCACAACGGATCGTCGTTGCTCCAATGGCTTTTCCAAATGAATCGGGATGCCTAGCTCCATCTCCCAACGTTCCAGCGCCCAAGTGGCAGTGCGAACATAAAACTGGGCTAACGTATCATCGAGCGCGAGGTATAGAGCATCCAACTCGCTACCCTTAACATCCATATCGGCGTGCATGACACGGGAGGTTTCGTAATAGGGTGGAAGATAGGAGAATAGCTCCCGGCCTCGTACGCTACTCATTTGATTTTTTATATCACTGCCCATTAATACTCACATCCCCAGCTCTGCCACCTGACCGAAATTGAATCCTTTTAAAAGGATTCATTCTTTCATACATGCTTATTCCTCCTTTGGGTACAGGATGTTTTTGCTCTGTTCTCTATACTGTTTTCTTGCGGAAAATAGAGCTATACCATTTAACCGTTTCTCGCTGTGTATTGGAAACCTCCATAGATGACGAATCCTCTATGTTATCCAGTACCAGATCAGAACGATGGGATAAAATCATTTTTATCACCTGTTCACGTTGCTTTTTATCTAAAGCGTAGCTTCCAATGATGGTCGCTATATCGCCCTCTCCCTGGTCATAACGGGTGATGCAAGCACGAGCACAAATACGCAATTGGGTCTCTGTTAGAGTTGCCATAGTGATGACTTCACCTCTTTTGTATAAATTCTTGCCGCTGTATATAGCAGCAGTCAGTACAAGTTATTTTCCTGTACTACCAAGCATGAGCTGAGTTAGCATCACTTCGAGATCAGCTATACGCTGCTTCAATTGCTCTTCCTCACTTGGCTGTTGCTCCGCTTTTTGTGTCAGTTCCCGAATCGCTTCGTCACTTAAAGCTTCATCCCAGAATGTTGTTGGGTTTCTTCGTTCTGGAGATGTAAAAGCCGGAACAGAATATACAGGATCGTCCCCGCGTTCATTTTCCGGCTTGCTTTGCCATTCATCATGCAGCTTCTGAAATGAAGCTTGAGTTTCCTTGCTGATTAGCTCATACTTCTTCTGGGCTTCTATCAGCTTTTCGTTATATTCTGCTTCATAGGTCAACCAACCCTGGATGTCAAAACGAGGATGGTATAGGCCCGGTGGCACAGGAATACCTACCGTATAACCAGCGGGGATGTTTTCTGAAATCTCTTCGTCTATAGCACTCGAACTAGCAGAAGTAACTTGATAGGTGTCTAGCTGCTGATCTGTAACAGATAGAGTGAGCGGAGATTGAGCATAAAAAGGGACGACGCCCGAAAAGGCATCGTCCACTAGCTTGTCCTCCAGATAGAGGCCATCTGTATTTACTTTAGGTACTGCTTTCATGCGCTTTCCTCCTTATTGTTCGGCTAGAAACGGCGGTATAGAATCTAAGCTAATCCATCCGTTTTGTATCATACTTATCCCGTTTATAGATAACGGGATAACGGAACCGTTGTCGTTAATATTCACACGGCCTAGCACATCAGTTTGCGTGTCCGTGTTAGCAGCAGTTACTAAAACACGACTCAATTTAGGTCTATATCCGGGCGGCAAAATAAACATAGCGGTGTTAAGCGTACCGAGTTTTAGAACCCCTTTCATGTGTATAAGTCCCTCAGAGTCTTTATAGTACCCAATCTGAGATAGTATTGACGAATAGTTCGACCAGCCATTGAGTAAAGTCGGTACGATCCACGAAGGATTGTCCTTTTCCGCCTTCTTATTCTCCAGCACAGATACCCTCGAATTAGCTTGCTGTACGCTATCTATCAAATCAAGCAGCAAGGTCTTTTCATTGATTGCGTATGAGCCTATGATTGGGACTATAGGAGATTGAGTTAGAGTTAAAAATGAAACCGTATAGGTTACTGTTTTATCGTAATTGATGGATGGAGCCTCGGCGTAAGCCCAATCATATGCAGTAGTAAGTCTCCATTTCGAATCTTTTCGACCATTAGCATAGACGCCTAGTATTTTTCTTGATGGGGTACTCAAATAGCTAGTAACATGCGCTTTAGACCCAATAAAGGCCGTATTATTATATTCAAAGACTGACGCTCGTTCCCGGAGCACAATCCCCGAACTGACTTCTACCTGATTGTCTCCCTCGGTAAAGGTTAGCTGTCCCTCGGATACGATAGGCTCTACTGTAGGCGTGGCTAGTTGGTAGATAAGCTCGTAAGGCGTCCATTTTGGCGCTAGAGTTGTTGGTAGTGTAGCTGTAGGGTCCGAAAAAGCTCGAGTCACTCCATTAGTACGGCGGCACCAAGCTTTCGACCCGGTGCCATTATACACATTACCTGATGGGGTATCAGGGTTAGCATTTCCGCCATTCATCGATCCATCATACATTATCCAGCCCATAAAATACGCCTTGATCTCATCGGCTGTCGGTGTGTAGTTGTCTCCCCATCCACTGTCTGCACTAGAAATGGATAGACCCACAACACCGGATTCGGGACTAAGATGGGATTGATCCGGCCCACTCAGCGGGAAAACATGTTGAATCAGCTTGCCGTCGAACTTTGTTATCCTCTCACTGTCAACTAATCCATTAGAGACAGGTATCCGAACAACTTTATACCCCGCTGCTGACGTGAAGTAAACCCACGGCAATGAGCCATCCAGTGTCACTCCTTGCCACTTTTTACTTTTGAAATATTGCCCCTCACGTTCAAAGATTGTATCCGCATTCGCTCCTGTAACAGAGTCTGCGTATAAATCTGTTTGCAACGCCAGCATAGAATCTTCACGTGGTTTGAATGGCTTGGCAGTATTGCCAATGTTGAGAATTGGGCTGTAAAATTTACGTTTCGTACCTACTGGCCAACTCCAGGTATCGACGTTAAACTCATTTGTGTACTGTGTGACACCACTAATATGCACACCAATTCGAACAGCAGATGCATCCATTTTTATAACTCGTGATTCACCGGGATTAATGAAGACACCTTGAATACGTGTTCCAGAGGCATTATACGTGGATATCCGTATTTTACCTGTACTTTCAGCCGGATTGGTAAGCGTATACTCTTTATTGGGAATTATATCAAGATAAGTAACTGCGTATGCATCCGTTCCAATTGCTCCACTCAAAAGCTCTCCTTCAATAGAGTATGGTGAGTTAATTGATATTTTGTGACCTGTTGTTTGCCATTCATAAAATGGCGGCAGTAAATTCTCGCCATATCGGATTGCATATGGATTACGTACAGGCGTTATGCTGTCTACATAAGGATACTTTGCATCAATCTGCTCCCCTGTCATCTCCGCCAATGCAGCGTATTCGCTTGCTGAAATTTCATATATACGCACAGCTTCAAAATAGGAATATTGTCCTTCAGTACCCTCTATTACCAAATCTATGTTTGAAGTCACGTCGCTTGTAGGAGCCAGCCTGAACCAAGTCGTAGTAAATTTAGTTTTATCCGTAACTTTCGTTCCTGCCAGAACGGTCGGGGCAGATATTCCCGCATTTGTAGCGTTCCCTACTTTCGCTTTTGCAATTGCAATATAATATTTCCCGGCCAAAAACTTAAAATTGCTATAAAAACCCACTCCGACTGTATATCCCGATTTGATCGTTACTTTTAACGAATTAAGCATTGTTCCCTTATTCAAAGTATCTAGCACTAGATCGGATTGATAGGGGAGTATCCCTGTTAAGCTACTCAAATTCCCCCATCGTCCCAGCAAGTTAACCAACGTACGCCCGCTCAGCCCTGTAAGCGAAAAGGGCGCAGCCTTTTCCGCATGTACAATCTGTACCCCGGGTTCCAGAGTTACCGCCTTACGCTCCGTCGTATCCAGACGCTTCTTGATCGCATTCACACCATCATTCACATCACCTGCAAAATCATCTACAGAGCGCCAGTTTTGATCCAAATACTTCTCCAGATCAAAATACGTTGTTTTGGGCGACGTGCGGTCAATTTGATTTAAACCAAGATTCGGTGTTTTTTCACTTGCCATGTTATGCGCCACCTCCTAGATATCTATCCTGTGTTGTATGTTCATTTTCATAGAGGGTCATAGACTCGACTTCGGCAATGGTCAGGTAGCGTAATTTGTACTCCACCGCCATATGAGCGGGCTTGATCTCCTCAATGGCTGCCTTCAGATCTTCCACGTTGGGCGGAATCCCGATGGTATCAATAAATTTGACCGTGAATCCCCATTCGGCAGGGTGAAAAATAACATCTACCGTACCTCCGTCATACGCCTCAGCTACATTTTTGACAAGCTGACCGGAAAAAGTCCCGGCCCCTCGCAACTTCGACTCCACCACCGCACGTCGCTGATCCAACGGCTTGCCAAGATCGGTTTCGATGCCCAGCTCCATTTCCCAGCGTTCCAGCCCCCACGTAGCGGTGCGTACGAAAAACTGCCCCACCGTTGCATCCATTGCGAGATACAAGGCGTCCAATTCGCTGCCTTTCGCATCCATATCGGAACGCATCACACGTGAGGTTTCATAATAAGACGGTAAAAAGGAAAACAGCTCGCGTCCCCGCAAGCTGTCGATTTGAATATCATCTCCCATAGCTCGAGCGGAAAAGGAAGCGCTGGTACTACGGTTCATTTCATTATTACTCACTGACACTCACCGTCCCCAGCACGGCCACCTGACCTGTTCCAATCTCAATATTCTGATTGCTCTGTCCATTGATTTTTAGCTCAGAGAAATCAATAATGATCGGAATGTCCAGCAAAACAGCGGAAATCCGGGTATATCGAACCAACGGGTCTTCCTTGTAAAAAGCAAGCTGCTTCAAATAAGTCCGTACTCCGCTTTCGATCAGTTTTTTGATTTCATCCAGCGTGGTTGGCTTCTCCTTGGTACGCTGTACCTTGACTGAAATGTTAATCGCCACTTCATTCGCTGGCATGATCGTCACCACAGGACCCGCTGGTGCCAGCCCTTCGCCTTGTCCATCCTGCGTCGGATCAATATACTTCTGCACCGCGGCGACGATATCCGGGCTAGCAGCCCGTTTGTCCGTGTCCAGCACATATAAGCCTACAGTTCCTGGCCCTTTCCACAGTGGAACAACCTCTACACCGCCGACTCCGGCAATTTCATTTGCCCACTGGGTATACTGTGCTTTATTACCGCTTGTACCCTGGTTTCGCACTTTGGCATAAAAACGCTCCAGCAACAGCTGGTCGCTCTCAATGTCTGTGCCACTTTTTGTTTCCTCTGTATTGATCACGGAGGAAATCCCGCTAATCGGGGTCGCCATCACCTGGATGACACCCGCAGGCACGTTGCCGCTGCGTCCGGGATTAATCGCCCGAATGGCCGCAGTTCCTGTCCCCTGTTCATCCAGCGTTACCGATGCTGTGGTCGCGTACTCAATAGAAGCTTCCCCGGATACATCATCTGCCGGCGTCGCCACCAACGTTCCGGCCGGGACGGTTGTTCCCGCTGTGCCTGTAAACGTGACTGTACCTGAGGCGGCAACCGCTTCTCGCCGTGTCACCCCATGCTCTGCCGTTCGCAAATCCAGCTCCGGCGAGCGAAACTCCGGGTTGTCGCTGGCTGCCGTGCTGGCAAAGCCACGTCGCAGCAGCTCCTGCGCCCAGATCGCCGCTTCGGACAGCATAAATGCGACCGGAGCCTGCGCATCCCAAATAAAAGAGCCCTCGGACTTATCAATGTCCGAAGGCACTTTTTCCAGCATCCGATTTAAAATTTCCTCTTCCGTCTGGTCTACCAAATATTCCGGCAAGTCTGCCATTAGATCACCACACTTTCCACAATTTCCGTTTCATCCCGCACGTTCGTAATCTGGCAGCTAAAATGGCATGCCTCACCTTCCCAGCGAAATGTAAACTGATCCACACTGGCCGTTCGGGCATCTGCCAGCAGCGCTTCTGTGACCATGCGTTTAATTTCGCTTTCCTGTACACCGCGCCCATAGCTGTTGCCAATCAGCTCCTCCAGCTCGCTGCCATAGTCAGGGGAATAGATCACATGACGGTAGCGAGGAGTGCGGATGGCTTTTTCACACCACTGTACCCAGGCTTCTTTTTCACCTGTGGTTACAATTTTACGACTGGGGCTCATAACAAACTCCCCGGCTTCAAAATCAAACCGCCAGCTTCGTCCAAATACTGCACGGTTATCCTCCAGCACATCCGGGTCGGTCATATCTGTATCTGTCCAGATCATATCATCTGTTTCTGGAAATAGATTAGCCACGTCCATTCACCACCTTGCACACGACAACTACATCGTTACCACTATTCACCCGAACTGCCAGTACACGATCTCCGGGCTTAAGCCCTTCATTCAGGCTCAGATTCACATCCTCCAGCTCGTCCTCCCCGATGTAAAAGGAAGTTTTGAGCTCTTTGCCCTCCCAATTCTCCGACTCCACCGAGGTCGAGGTGCCTTTATACATATGACGGGGGACAGACAGCAATCCCGGCAGCTCAGCGACCAGATAATCCTGAAGCTCATGTTTAAAATCGTCCAGTTTGAGTCCGGTGGAGGTAATCGTACCCAGTACCGCGCCTACTCCACTCAGCGCTTGCTTGGTATGCTTGTGAAATGAGGACTGCAAAGCGGTGACCAAATGCCCGTAGGGGTCCTTATTCAAGATAAAACCTCCTTTTTACATCGTCATACGTTCCAAGTTCCAGCGACATGCTGCCGGGATTCCCTAATTCCCTGCTCACGGAAATCACCAGCAGCTTCATGGAACCCAGCATCACCGCGTCCCCTGCTCGAATCGTGTTCATGTCCGGCGCATTCACGGATATCGTCTGCTGTATGCCTCTCAGCTTGCTTTTAGCCAGCTCACGTGCCGCTGCACCGGACTTCACTTCGTCATCCTGCACAATGACCTGCAGGGTTCCATATTTGGCAATATCCTTTTCCTGAATCGCCATCACCTTGGAGGGAACCTCTTTGCCTGTTTCACTGGCCGCCGTAGCCAGCACCTTTACTCTCGTGGCCGCGCCTTCCAGCGTACGGGATTGGGTTGTATCCGTAACTCTCTCCAGAGCATACACATCTTTGTTCGTTCCCAGCTCGTACAGCTCCAAGCCGGAAGAAATCATGCGTGGATGATATAGTTTGCCGCCCGCCTTTGCTGTCTCCCGCAGATCGCCCAGCATCATGGAATAAATGGACTGTGTCCGATATACCGCGCGTCCAAGCTGCTTTTTCGTGTCCGGTAAAGAAGCAATTTTCAGCTTCCAATCCCTCGCATATTTCTGAAAACGCTGGGTAGCCGTCTGCTTGGCAGGGAGTAAATATTCATCCTCCGATTTGTCCAAATACACTGTACGATCATACAGCGTCAGCGTCATGCGTTTAAGCCCGCTGTTGGAGGTTTCCACTTCCCAGATTACCGCTGGAGACAACAAGGGAACATAGTCTTTTTTGCCATACGGAATCCCGCTAACACGGATCGACATCCCAGGCGAAATGGCAGGCATATCGGGCGTAACGACCAGATTGACTGTGCCCTGATAAGCGATCTGCTCCAGCGAGTCCCGTAAATTAATATTCTCCACGAGCGGCGATAAATCATATTTATCCTGTAAAATGACTTTATAGCTCATGACAGCACCAGCTTTTGTCCTGGTTTAATCGCATTCGGATTTTGTCCAATGACCTTTTTGTTAAGCTGATAAATACGACTCCATTGCGAGCTGTCTCCCAGCTCCAGCTTGGCAATTTTGGACAAGGAATCTCCGGATTTAACCGTATATGTTTTTTTCTTTTCTTTCATATCTGTGCGAGGTTTTTTGTTGACTGTCGCGGACTTTGACCCGCTGCCGGCTTTTTTGGATACCTTCATTTCCCTCCAGGTCCGCAACGAAAGATCAAAATTCACATCCCCGGATTCCCCGCCGCGAAAGGTCGAATTATGAGAGGCTACAATAACAGGCACATTCACGGATGTCCCCGTAATAATGAAGCGCAGCGGCTTTTGGGACAACAAGAAACCATTCAGTGTATTCATAGCCTCCTGCGGATCGGGAATATCCTGATAATTACAATACGATTCATCATACTCCGTGGGAAAAAAAGAAGAGAAGGAGATTTCCTTCACCTTCTCTCCTTGCGGAAAATCAAACTCCCCGTAGGATAAAATCGTCGTTGTATCAAATCCCTTTTGGCGTGAGATCGTCACTTCCTCGGGATTCACCGGAAACTGAAACTTTTTTCCCTTACCATCCGTCAAACTAAACTCCATATTTTTCATATATAACCTCCTCCCCCATTGCTACCATTCCACTGCATTACACAGCTCCAGCGCCCGCAGGCTTGGTATTCTGTGTTGCCCGCAAGATTTCAGCTTTGAGACGGTAGCCAATTTGCGTAATCAGCCCATCCACATCCAGCTTGTTTTCATGCACAGTGACCTGTACAGCCCCCGCAGGAAGATTGAATTGGTTGGTGGTTTCCGTTTTAAAATCCTTCAAAAAGCCTGATAGTGTTCCCATTTGTTCAGGACTAATCTGTACCACTTGAGGAGTCGGATTACCATTGGCTTTACCTTTAGCCTTGGCTCCATTGTTCGCATGAACCGCAGTATTCAATAATGGGCTTGGATTGGCGCCTTGATTAGCGATAGCCATCGGTCCATAAGGGTTAGGAACGCCTTTTACTCCTGGCTGCGGAGGTCCGTATACTGCTGGAGTGCCAGGGAAAGGCGGCATAGGTGGTAATGGTTTAGCGGCCACGGCTACAGCCGGTAGAGGTGGTACAGCAGGTTTGGGAACTGCGGGCGGTTTTACTTCCTTCTTAGGCTTGTCATCTCCGCCAAAAGAAAAGAAGTTAGAAATGCTATCACCAAAGGCTTTGGTTTGGTCAGACAGCCAGCCTGTTACTTTGGAGGCCTTTTCCTTGATTTCAGAGCCATGATCTGAAATCCAGCCGCCCACTTTACCGCCTAAGAAGTCACCAGCCAAACCTCCTACATATGAGCCAACAGCAGTACCAACACCTGGAAGCAAAAATGTCCCTATTGCTCCCCCTACCGTACTCCCAACGGCCCCACCTACAGTGGAACCAATCGCTTGTGCGCGTTCCTTGCCCGGAGCTGATGTAGCTATGCTTGCTGCATCTGCCAGAACCCCCAAAGGCCCACTAATGAGCTTTTTGCTTACGCCAAGGCCTTTACTCACTTTTTCAACTAATCCGCTGTCTTTCACCATATCCAGAACAGAGGAAGCATCTATATCTGTTTCACCAGTTAGCAAGCCGCCCACAATACTGAGAGCACCACCAGATCTGGAAGAACGACGGCCACGGGGGTTTCTCGGATTATTTCTTGGACTTGGAACTCTTCGGTTAGGATTAATCCGGGGATTGGATTCCGCAGAGCCTGCGGCGCTTTGTCGTCCGCTTCTGTTTCCTCGTGTTGAGCTTTGGTCTCTTGTATTGTTCCTCGCAATATCTCCGGCTCTGGAATTAAAATCTCTTTGTCCACCCGAAGACCGACGACCACCGCCTCTGTTACCGGACCTTCTGCCTCCTGAACGTCTGTTTTTTCTTCCTGGACCATTGCCGCCACCAAATCCGCCACCGCCGCCACCAGTAGACCTATCTGAGGTAACTTGAATTAATTTTTTAATTAATTCTTTAATCTCCGCAAGATCTTTATTACCTGATGTACCTTCCGTGTTTCCTTCAGCAGCCTCTTGTTTTTTTGTTGAAAAGAGAGTTTTTAGTCCGCTTAATGCGCCGCCTTCTCTCCAAGATTTTCTTGTTTCTTGCAATTTTTCTCTTGTTTTCGATATTCTTTCAGGCATTTTCCAAATTGTTTGAACACTTAAATCCTCACCAGTAACTCCTTTGTATACATCCTGTACAACCTTGACAGGTTCATATGCCTTTTGTAGTTTCTCAGCCCACGCTGGAAGTTTTTTCTCTTCTTCTGGTTTAGGCTTGTCTTCTTTTAATAAAGCTTTAAGTTTAATTGCACTTGTATTACTATTTAGCGCTTTTACAAGAGAATCAACTCCTTCGATGGACACACTACTACTGCTCTTCACCTTTAAATCCACACTGCCCGAAGCGTTAATAATCTGGGATTTAACCCGGTTTATCTTATTCAACAGATTATCCAAGCCTTTGGAGGCCATATCGTTCAGCACAATTTCCGGGGCCATGCGGGTGCGGCCGATTTTCAACACACGCCCTTGAATCCGCTCAAAATAGCGTTCCATCGCGCGTAATTCGCGGTTCGCCTTAATGACGTTTTTAGGATCGATCACCAGGTTCATGCGGTAATTTAATGCTTCTGCCATCTATCATGTTCACCTCCTTGTTTATGCTTTTGAAGCTGCCATGCTGTCCATTTCCTGCTCGGCAAACGCCAGCAGCAGCATACGCTCGCCGCGGGGAAGCCGCCAAAAGTCTCCGGGGCGGAGGTGGTGCCGGACCCACAAGTGGTACAGCATCGTCGTCATTCCCCCGGAGCCGATTAGTTTTTTAGATCAGCAATCTCAACGCCAAAGCCGGACAGTTCGAGCACCTTATCCCCTACTGCATCCAGTTCACCCGCCAGCAGCATACGACGGACAGATTGCTCGCCACCGGACAACTTCAAACGGCTTGTAATCCGGGGATCGCCCCAGCCGTTAAGAGATAAGCCCTTCACTTCCAGCTTGCCGGTAGCTTCCGAGATCAGCAGGGCATTAAAGGTCTCGGTATCTACCTTCTCATCCACTGCACCCTTTACGGTCCGGCGGATCGTACAGCGTTCACGAATGCTGTCTACTTTGCTGGAGGTCAGGCCGTGCAGCACAATTTTCATATCGAGACGCTTGATACGGACCGTTTCCTCCGGCAGCTTTTCAGCAGCTTCAAACAGGCTGTCCAAGATTTGTTCTTCTGTCATATTTTCATTCAAGCTCATAAGTCATTCTCCCTTATTTTTAATTTCAGGATTTTGCAAAATCCTTATTTGTATTTGGGGAACGGAATGCCTGACAGCACCCCATTCCCCGTTTTTTAATTAGTTCGCTACAATCGGATCAAGCAGCTCGTAGCCTTCGAAGGTGAAGGTTGTTTCTTCCTGTACTTCCTCGCCTGCTGTCCAATTGGCAAGCTGGATTTTGTCAGGAGTGCAACGGATGAGACGAATACTTTCATGTCCAAAGGCTTCAGGATCATCCAGTTTGGTAATAATCTCAAAACGGTTAAAACCACGACGAATCATATCGGACGTGACCTTGTAGCCACTCATCGTTCCCGTCCCTTTTTTAATACCGCGCTTGTGCACCTTCCACTCGTTGCCCACGAGATTCAGCTCACGTTTTTCCATTTCCACGCTGGCTTCCAGCTTATTGATATTCGTCTGCCACACCCCGTCCACATGCGCCTGACCATACGTACCTAAAATGACTCTTGAAGCATCCAACATTTCTTTTTCCTCCTCAAAATAATCCATAATGTAGTTTGGGATTTACCAAATCCTCATGATAAAAAAACAAATTCAGTCTTGCTGAATTGCCGCACAATGCTTATGCACGTAAAATGGCTATTTATTGCACGTAAAATGTGCCGAACAGCTGCTCCATCACGTCTGTCAGCTTCACGTTCCATTGCAGGAACACTTGATCCGGTTCCGGTTTGATCACTGGAGCATCGCCGTAGTATGCCGGATCGAGAATGACATCATAGCCATCTGCTTCGATGACGTTGCTCAAAGACAGCTGTGCCAGATATTCCTTGATTGCACCGATGAGAGCCAGACGGCCTTCCACCGTGTTGTTGATTTTGCCGATATAAGTCTCCTCGGCTGCACGCTGCAAGTCAGCGTTAATCGCATCCATGACGCGGATGGAGCGAATTTTCTTCCACGCATTGTTTTGACCGGCAGCCGGGTTCACCAAGCTGTTGATCCCGCGCAGCGCTTTGACCTGACGACCGTCGAAGAACAACAGGAAGACCCCGTTACGGACAGCCTGCTCCTGCTCGGAACGTGTCCAGCGGCGGGTCACGTCCTCAAAAGGCGTAACCGCATACGTCGCGGATTGATTCAGACGCTGGCCTGCGATCAGTCCGGCTACATAGGCAGCCGTTTGAGCGGAGCTATAGTCCGTACCTGCCAGACGTACGCCCGTACCGACGTTCACGACGCCTTCATGGTTTAGCGCAAGAGAACGCTGTGAGGCCACGTTGACAGCCGTTTTGGACACATCATCCGCCGCGGAACCGCCGAATACTGCGATTACGCCTTTGCCTTCGCCCCGGACACGCTTGATCCAGGCGGCAAAGCTTTGCAGCAATGCCATATCCGCTGCATAATCCAGCGCCAGCACATTAAATTCCTGTCCTTCAAGCGCTTCCTGCATGGCGATGTAATCGGCATTCACCAGCTTGCTATTGCCGCTGTTGCCGCCAGTGAGGTGCACGCCGCTGACGTCCGCCGGAATGCCGCCATTGCCGACAACCTCGGCCTTCACCCATACGTTTTCGCTGTTTTTGTTGATGGCTTCGGCAATCGAAGCAGCCGTTCCGTCACTGCCTTTGTACGTACCCAGCAGCTTGGTTCCTTCATAAAGGCGCACTTCACGCGCCTGCTCGTCACCCAAAGTCGGCTGTACAGTTATAGCAAAACCATTACCGCGGCTGCCTGTGTACAACGCCTGCAAACGCAGCACGTCCGTTGGTGTCGCGCCGCCGCTTTTCAGCGT